CAATAAAAACGTAGGTGCGTTTCATTGGTTAAACGTGGTTGGGGGTAGGGTTTTGTTCATCTGCGCGATGATGAGCCGCGTCTGGGCGTCCATGTCGGCCTTGTACTTGGCCGCTTCCTGCTGGCTTTGCAGCTTCATGGCTTCCAACTGCGCTTCAAACTGCTGCTTCTGCTGCTCCATCGCCATCTTGGTCTGGTTCTTCAGCTGCTCCATCTGCATCTGCTGTTGCAGCTTGGCCTGCTGTAGCGCCGCCTCCATCTGCATACGGCCCTGCTCCATTTGACCCTTCTGCTGCAACTCGGCTTGCTTGCCCTGTTGCTCGCCATCAGGCTGCTGCTGTTGGGCGGCTTGTGCCAACTGTTGCAAGGTTGCGTCAATCTGCCCCTCAATCGGGCGAGCGGCCTTGAACGCCTGCATACCAAAGCGCAGCAACTCCATCATCATCGGCACCATCTCGGGTGACGCCTGACCAACCGGGAGTGCTTGGGCTAGGAACCCACCAAACGCCTGTAGGAATTGCAGCCGATCCTGCTTGTTCTGGTTCTCGTCCAGCATCACAAGCGAGTCAGAGGCAATGTCTATGCGGAAGCTACGCAACGGCTTGTTACGGATCAGTTCCAGCGCCTGCGGGATCAATTGTTGATCCGCTGGGGTCATCTGCTCGGCAGCGGCATACGCCAGAATCGTCTCTGGCTGGTAGTGCATACACATAACCTGTGCCTTCAGCCGGATGAGTTCGGCGGCAAACATCGCCACCTCCTCCTGCATAGAGCGCAGTCTTAATCCTGCGTACTGGCCTTTGATTTGCTGCGCCGTGGCCGTTTCCGAGGCTGCCGAGACGCCTCGGATGATGTCTGCGATGCCCGTGATTTCGTAGATTTGACTCTTGATGTCCTCTCGGGCGCGGTAGCAGTTGAGGAGGGCGTTGGCGAGCGTGTCCAGCGGGAGAAGGTCAATGCTGCCTTTAAGGCCGCCCTTCTCGCTGAAAGCCATCCACTTATCAACTGGTATAAGTGCATTGTTGTCGCCCTCCGTCATTAGGCGTTGCAGGGCAGGCTGGCTGGCGTCGTATACGCCACGCACACGCAGCGATTTCACCAAGCCGTCAATGCGGTCGGAGAGGATGTCCAACTCCATCGCCTGATCTTGGTACAGCACAAAGTCGGGAACGGGTACGAGCGTGTCGCTAGTCGTGGTGGCGTACAGCGGGCGCGGGCAGGGGTAGAAACCCTCAAGGCCGAGCGGGTCGTCACGCACATCAATGATCTGCGGCATACCCTTGGAGAACCAGTAAACCTTTTGGGTTTCCTTGTCCCACAGTTCACAAATCTTTGCGCGGTTATAAAGACGCTTGTTCTCGTTGTAAGCGTTTAGCGGTTCTGGGCCTTGGTCTAGCGGTATCTTGGCCGCCATTTCCTCGCCAAACCGCTCTACGAGCGCCTCGCGGGTCATGTAAACCCAGCGCCATACCTGTCCGACTTCTTCCCATGTGCGGGCGGTGCTGTGACCAAAGTCACGCCAATGAACGTAATCCACCGGGGCGCATTCGTACTCTATGCGCTCCATCTGCGGCGGTGCGCCCTCGCCCTGCTCAATGTCGCCGGTAACCGATACGCCGTCATCCTCAATGCCGATGGGGGCGGTGTGCGGTTCGTAACGTACCCATGCCGTGCCGCGTCCACCGAGAAACCGATCCTCTACGCAGTAAGACATAGTTGAGCGGTAATCGGGGTAATGCTCAATTTCAAAATCAATGGCGCGTTCTAGCAGTTGTCCTGCCACGCGGCCAACGGGGTCGTTATCGCCAAAGCGGCGACCAATGTCAGCCTTGGGAAGTTTGGCGTAAACGGCAGGGCGTAGCGTCTGCACGTTTGACCAGAGGATGTTGAACTTCGCTGATTCGGTCAGCGTCTGCCCACGGGTATCGTCGCGGTAACGCTTGATGATCTTTTTGGTACGCGCTGTCCACTTGGCAAATTCGTTGTCGTACTGCCCAATGATGCGAAGGTACTTGTTCAGTTCCGGCTGTACCAATACGTCCATCAGGCTTTCCTCTCGTTACGACTGCTGATTGCCTTGGCTTTCGCCTTGGCCTCTGCCTTGCTGCCTGCGCCCCATGCCTTGAGGGCAAGAGCCAAGCGCGTAGGCTCGCCGTTCTTTTCCATCGGCCCCGGCATATTGCCCATGCGGGCGAGGAACGAGGCGCGGCGGGGGTTGTCGCCAGCTTTTACCGGGGGCTTTAACGTGCCACCCGTCTCGGCTTTGTAGGAGGCACGACCAGCGGCGTTTAAACCGCCTTTCGGGTTTTTGCCTGCCTTACGCTGCCACGCTGCGCTCACTTGTTTTCCTTCTTGACCGTTTTGGCTGACTCGCGGAACGCCTTGGCAGTCGGCGCACCGGGGTCACCGGGCTTACGCATACGCTCACCAGAGCCAGCCTTAATGCGCTCCTGCTTGGCGAGGATGTTGGCGTATAGGCCGGGCTTGCGGTTCATACGTAATCGCTGAACAAGCCGACAACGCGGCAGTTGGAGTTACCCGAGCAGGTCGCGGTGATTGCGCCCTTGGTCGCTACCTCCAGCGGGATCACATACACGCCAGCAGCCTGCGTGGCCGGGATGCTGACGAGGGTGACGCCGTTATCGCTAACGATGCAGGTGGCTTCTGTGTTGGTCTGCACGTTGACGACGACGCTGTGCAGATACGCGCCAACGGTGCCAAACGTGCTGCTGCTCGTCGCGGCGATGGCAACGTAATTGTTCCGAGTCGGACTAATCGCGGTCATATCCTTGCCCTCCGAGAGCCTTGGCGGTCGTGAACCGCCCACATATCGTTAAGAGTTACGGTGTTCTCTGGCCCGACGATCAGCGGTTTAGGCTCAAGGGTCGGGGTCTTGTCAGCCTGTTCTGCGTATGATACCGCAAGCATTCGGAAAGCGTCACTAGGGTGCGATGTCCAATCGTGGCGCGGTGATTGGCGATAGGCTTTCTTATCTTCGTCGTACTCGCGCTGATACTGGCGCAACGCCTCAATGCCCTCGCGGCACTTCTCGCCGTCAAACCACACACGCGGCAGAATCATACGCACAGCTTGGATGCCGCTCTGTACGCCAATGTCGGGAACGACAGCGAGTTTGGCGACATCCAGATGCGTAGCCAGCTGCTCAATAATGCTCTTGCCGGTCTGTAGGCTCTTGGCGCGGGCGTCGTGCGGTAAGTAGTGTTTGGCGTAGCGGTACGGCTTTGACATCACGGTGTCTGCAATGTCGTAGATGTCAGCGCCAGAGACAGCGTGGAAGTCTATGACGCGGATTTCCCCGCGCCCGATCTGGTAGAACCAAATGGCGGTGTCGTCCCGATAACCCAAGTCCCACGCGGTGTACACAGGGTAATTGGGGTCGTATGGCACTTGGCAGATGCGTCCCTGCTGCTCTGCCTCTCGCATTTCCTTGCCGAAAAAAGCGCCGAGGATTGCGGCTTCAAATGAAGTCTCGTACTCCTGTAGGTACTGATCCTCGGCCAACTGCGCTCTGGCGGCGGCTAGCTCGGTCGCCGGGAGAATCCCGCTGGTTGAGGCGGGCAGGCGCAACAGGAACCACTCGCTAGGGATACGAGTGGCGGTTTGGTAAATCTCCCAAAACTGGTTCTTGCCCTTGGGCGTACCGCCAAACACCGCCCACCCCTGTTTGTCTGACAGGGCAGGGCGTATGACGTTCCCGAATACGCTTGGCTTAAAGTCACCGTATTCGTCCATGTACACGCCCGAGAAGCCCAAGCCGCGCATGGCGTCAGCGTTGTCGGCACCGTAAAGACGTATCTGGCTGCCGTTCATCAGGGTGATGAGCAATTCTTGCTCGTTCTTGCTCTGGATGATTGGCTCTGCGAACTCCAGAAAGTATTGCCATGCAACGGCCTTGCTTTGGGAGCGGTAGGGGGCGATGTAGGCAAACAGCCCCCGATCCCCTTGATAAGTGATGGCGGCTCGGATGATGTCGTTGACAGCTGCGACTGTTTTACCTGCGCGACGATGAGCAACGAGGCAAGCCCACCGTTGCGTCCGGTTGTGGAACGGCATGAACGCCTTGCGAGGGCGATAGGGGATAACTACTCGGGAGCCATCCATGTCACTTCTACCTTGATCTTGTCGCCGTTGTTGCCCGTGTGTTCGTGTCGGGCGAGCTTCGGCACATGGTATTCAATGACATCCATCATGCAGCGCCATGCGGCTTCTGCGCCTTTTGTCTCGTAGATTTCGTCAAGCCAGATGTTAAGGCGATGAGCATTGCCGTCTACTAAACGGGCTATTGCCTCTCTGGCCTCTGCGGTTGCCTTGTTGGGCGATCCTTTAGGTCTTGGCATGGCTTATTTATGCACAAATGAAACAATAGTTAAAGAGGGACTACTTACGCTCCAATATGCGTACTTTCTTTTCCTCGCCGGGGAATACGACAAAATTGCGGGTGCCGCTGCCGCCTTGGCCTCGGCTGCCTGCGTCTAGGTACTTGATGCCGGGGATGCCTGCGGATTTGAACCCACTAGAGGCGTCCCTGTAACCGTGCGAGCGAGAATCAGAAATCAATTTGTAGAAATTTTGCCCGGTTAAATTTTCAAATTTCTGGCCGCGCTCTGTCAGAGTTTTTACTTCTGGCAAATTCTTGATTGCGGCCAATACCGCTGGCTGTTCGCTTAACGGCTTATCCCAATCCAGCATACGGTCAATCATTTCGTCGGGTAGGTCGGCTTTGTAAAGCGTTCCTTGCTGTGGTGCGAATTTGTCCCATTCCGATTGCGGGTACTTTGCGCGTATTTCCGGCAATATTTCGTCGTTGATGACTTTGTTGAACGTATCAACATCGGTTTTTGTGCGGAATGTTGATAAAACTTTCGCGGCTGCTTTGCCGTCAGGGTGATATTTCGTTACCGCTTCTTCTAACGACATTGCGCCTTCCGGCGTTTGCATCTGGTCGTAGAATTTGCCCAACTGCGTCTGATAGTGCTTTGCAATGTCAGGGCTTTCGGCCAAGTACACGCCATGCCCGTAAGCCTGCGCCCCCTCACCCGTGCCGATCTTGCTGGCGTCAAACTCACCGAGCGGGTTGGCCTCTGTGGCGGGGAACTTGTGCGGGGTGCCGTGGTATACGTCCAACTCCTGCATCACCGGGCCGCCCTTACGTGGGCCAAGCATTTCGCCAATGACCTCGCCTGCGCCCAAAGGGCCGCTGGTGGCTTGCTGGGCGGTGTAGCGCAATGCGTCGGCAATCACCGAGGGATCACGGATGACGGCTCTCCCTGTCTCGTAGACGCCTCTAGCGGTGCCTACGGGGTCGGTGATGATGCTTTTAACGCCCTCTAACTGGTTAGTCAGCCCTTCGCCTAGCCCGATAGAAAGGTTTTCTAGGTTGGTGCGAAAGTCAGCCCTCAGGGCGGGTTGGGCGGGGTCTGTGACTAACCCCGGCACCGACTCCATCATGCGGCGTCGGCGTTCTTCCTCGGCTTGTTTGTAGGCGAGTGCGGCAGCAAGGCGGCTGCGGTCAGCGGCCATTTACTTAAAACGCTCCAGCTTGTACGACAACGAGGCAATTTCGCCCACGATCTCGTCAATGATGTTCTGCAAGTCGGTGTCTTTCGGCAGGTCGCCACGAATGCCTTTCACAAACGTCAACAGGCTGTCGGCGTACGCAGCAGCGTCTTTCTGCACCTTAAACCCGTCTGGGTAATCATTTAGCGGGATAATCCCGTAGTGACCCTGATACGCCTCGGCGTACTTGTCGGCCAAATCCACGATGTTCTCGTAGTAATGCCCGAGGGCTTTGTGGGCGGCGTAACTGGCTGTTTGCAAATGCAAAAAATGCGCTGCCGTGCTGCTATGCAGCAACACCCCAACAAATTCTGCGGCGTCTTTATGCGACATAGAGCCTCCCTCGGGCATGGTAGTTTGGTGCTATTGGCTAGTCAACTGGATGACAGTATGCGGCAAAATCAACGCTAAATTTGCCTCATCTGGGATGCCGTGCTTTTCCAACAACTCTTTTTCAGCCGGGTACACCAGCACCGCGCCTTGGTAGGTAAAAAGCTGTGCGTTCGCCACGCCCTTTTCAACCCCTTCAAAATCATCTAGCGCCACAACCGTATTGGCGTGGGCTAACTCACCAATCAGCCGAGCATCCCGTGGCGGTAACCTGCCGTCTAGGAATATGAAGTCAGCGCGTATTTTCTGCTTCATCATTTGCTCAAACATCTCACCGCTTGTTTTCATCGGGTACTGGTTAACCTTAAACGGCAGCTTGATGTCGTTGCTGCTATCGCAGGTATGCACCTCGGCTCCCGAGGCAACAAGGGCAAGGGTGGATTTGCCGATATAGGTGCCAACTTCCGCTACTACTTTTGGTTTGAACAGCTGTGCGACCGAGTACAAACACCAGAAGTTTGCGAGGTTAATGCTGCCAGTCGGTGCCTGTGCGGTCGGGATTAGGGCGTTCAGCATATTCAACTGTTCTACCCACGGGATTTTGGCGTGGCTCGTCGTGTGGTCAAAAATAGTTTCCCAAATTACGCGGCTTAAACGTTTCCGATTCATTTTTAACATGGTATTTTCTCCTTATGTCAACCTTCGTGTTCTTCCACGTTGGCCCTGATTTAACGATGCCAACGGCTATGGTGGCATCCATCAGGCATCACAACCCGGGTGCTGAAATCATCCAAGTGACCGATAACGTCACGCCCACCGTATCCGGTGTGACATGGGCGCATCCGACCTCGGGTGACCCCGAGTTTCTGATGCTCTGGCGCACCCAAGCCTTTGCGGCGTTGCAGCTGGCCCAACCCGCCCTGTACATGGACACCGATATGCTGGTGCGGCGGCCTGTCCATCCAGAAATGCTGTTGGGCGATGCGGTCATAGCGGTAACCCGTCGCACGTTCATGCGTGAGGCGATCTTTAACGTCCACCAGCGCGGTCAGGACTACTCTGAACACGCCAACAAGACGCTGGATCAGGTCTATCCGTACATCGGCTGTGGAACCATCACCCCTGATGGGGCGGCGTGGGCCAAGCTCGCGGAAATGTACGAGGCGCTCCCACCCAAATACAAAGCGTGGTACGGCGATCAGGAAGTGCTGCGCGATTACGTCAATTCCTTGCCGCCCTTTGTGGTGCAACATCTGCCAGAACATCAATACGCCTGTTTGCCAGAGCATTTTGGTGCGTTCTCGCCCGTTATTGCTCATTACAAAGGCAACCGTAAGGCGCAGATGTTCATCGACGCTGCTCGGGCTTAATCGCATCGTCGTATAACGCCCACAGGTCGCGTATCGCGGCTTCTGGGTCACGGGCAACGTAATACTCGCCCCTGCCGTCAAACACGCGCTTAAAGGCTTCCTGCGCTTCACGCAACTTGCCCTTGGGCATCTTGATTTCTACCCAGCATACCCATGAAGTGCCATCGGGTAGGTCACGCAACACCAGTTTGTCGGGAATGCCTTGCCCTGCATTGCCGTAATCCACGACCGTAAACCCGGCTTTGCGGAGTGCCTCGGTAATGATGGCGTCATTGGCGTCACGGCGGGCAGCGTGTCTCATCGCTTCTTTAACACCCACATTTGTGGGTAATAATACATTTCGCTAAACGTCCCAACTTTGCCATCGACCATGCGTGAAAGCTGGTCAAACAGCGTCAACATCAGGTTACGGTCGTTTGGCTTTTTTGCGCCAAAGTGTTGATTAAACTTGGCGGCATATTCGGGGCTGTAAGTACAGCTCATGTCCTCAATGACGTAGTAGCCGCCCGAGCGCACCCAGTTCTGGCAATGCACCAGCGTGTCTACAATGTCCTCGGCTATGTGGCTGCCGTCATCCACAAAAAGGTCGTAGTACCGTTGCTCCAACTTACGAACGTCAGAAATAGTGATTTTGACGTTTGGCAGGTCTTTGCACAGGTTGGCGCAATCAGGCCGTATGTCAAAACCTTCAATTTGGCTCTGCGGTAGGTAATTCGCCCACATACGCAACGAGGCACCACACGCCACCCCAATCTCGCCCACCCGCAACCGAGCGGTTTTGCGGTTTGGCGTCAGGTCGGCAATCAGCTTTTCGTAGACCGGCGTATATAGGTGCTTAATGT